TTTCACCAGGTTCACCTTTTTCACCAGTAGGTAATTTTATATTTGAAATAAGCTGATTTGGAGCATTTTCAACAGTACTTTTAATCCAATTAGTAATATTATTAAATGAAAATGTTGAGGTTTTATCTTGATTATCATCAAAATTTTCTTTTTTTATATTTATAAATTTTTCAACAACAATATCATTATTGAATTTTTGTTGAAATAAAGTATAAAAAAAATGACCAATTATAATCAAAAATAAAATTATGAATAATCGATAAATATTCATCACTTTTATTTACTTAAATATAAAAATGATTTTTTTTTTATAAAATCTATAAGATAAAAAAATGAGTTTTCCTTTGTATAATACATTTAAAAATAATAGTACAATAAAAAATGAAGAATTAACATTAAATCAAAAAGAAGAATTAATAACAATGATTGATTCTTTTCAAAAGAATGAACATAAAAGTCATGAATTAATATATGCACTTATTAGATCTCATCAATTAGAAGATAATTCTATAATATATACTTCTTTACCTTATGAATGTAAAGAACAAAAATCAGGTATTAAATTCAATGTCGGTAAATTACCTGCAAAATTACAACAAATTCTTTATGTTTTTTCAAAAAAACATATTGAAGAATTAAAATCTGAAGAATCTGTTAAAAGATTTTAACTAAAAATGATTTTTTTATATTTAATATAAAAAAAAATAAAAAATGAAAGTACTTAAAAGAGATGGAACCTTACAAGATGTTAAATTTGATCAAATAACAGATAGAATTAAATCATTAATACATAATTTGGATAGTTCTATAAATCCGGTCAAGATTTCACAACAGGTATGTAGTCAAGTACATGACAATATAACAACTGGAGAATTAGATGAATTATCGGCAAATATTTGTATGAATATGTCAATTTCTCATCCTGATTATGCTAGTCTTGCTGCACGAATTGTTATTAATAACTATCAAAAAAATACAGATAGTTCATTTTTAAATACAATGACTGCATTATATAATAATATTTCTCATGGAGAACATGCGCCATTAGTAAGTCAAGAAATTGTTGAAATTGCTAAAAAATACGAAAAAGAATTTGAATCTACTTTACAACACGATCGAGATTATTTAATTGATTTTTTTGGTTTTAAAACCTTGATTAGATCATATCTATTAAAAATAAATAAAAACCCTATTGAACGTATACAACATATGTGGCTTCGAGTTGCAATTGGAATTCATGGAGATAACTTTGAAAATATTCAAGAAACATACTCTCTTCTATCTCAAAAATATTTAACACATGCAACTCCGACATTGTTTCATGCTGGCACACCTCGTCCTCAAATGTCAAGTTGTTTTTTAATTGGTACTGATGATTCAGTACAGGGTATATATAAAACAATTACAGATTGCGCAATAATTTCTAAATGGGCTGGAGGAATTGGTGTGCATATTTCAAATATTCGTGCAAAAGATGCATATATTAGAAAAACTGGCGGAAAATCAGATGGTATAATGCCAATGCTTCGTGTTTATAATAATACAGCTCGATATATTAATCAATCTGGAAAACGTAATGGAAGTTTTGCTATGTATATTGAACCATGGCATGCTGATATTTTTGAATTTCTTGATGCAAAGAAAAATCATGGCGATGAAGAAGAACGTGCTCGTGATTTGTTTTATGCATTATGGATACCTGATTTATTTATGAACCGTGTGAAAAATGATGAATCATGGTGTTTAATGTGTCCAGATGTATCAAAAGGACTTTCAGATTGTTATGGAAACGAATTTGAAACTCTTTATATGAAGTATGAACTAGAAGGTAAATATATTAAAAAAATTAAAGCACGAGATGTTTGGAATGCTGTTATCGATTCTCAAATTGAAACTGGTACTCCTTATATGCTTTATAAAGATGCATGTAATAAAAAATCTAATCAAAAAAATGTAGGTATTATAAAGTCAAGTAATTTATGCACTGAAATCATTGAATATAGTGATGATAAAGAGTATGCAGTATGTAATTTAGCATCTATTAATTTAACTTCATGTGTCAAACAAAATAAAAAAACTATGGATTATGTTTTTCATATTTATACAATGCCATCGTGTGTTTACTGTAAATTATTAAAAGCTTTTTTGAAGAAAAATTCAGTAATATTTACAGAACATATTGTAGAAGATAAAGAAGCATTTTTTGAGAAACATAATGTAAAAACTTTACCGCAAATATTTGAGAATGGTATTATAATTGAAGGAGGTTATTCAGGAATTGTCGAATTGTTACGTCCAGAATTTGATTATATTCAACTATATAATATAACCAGAGTAGTTACAAAAAATTTAAATAGCGTAATTGATCGTAATTACTATCCTCTTCCAGAAACTAAATTATCTAATATGAAACATCGACCAATTGGTATTGGAGTTCAAGGTCTTGCTGATGTATTTATGAAAATGAAATTATCTTTTGATAGTCAACAAGCTCGTGATATTAATAGAAAAATTTTTGAAACTATATATTATGCATCTTTAAGTGAATCATGTCATTTAGCAAAAAAACAAGGTCCATATCAAACATACCAAGGATCTCCAATATCAAACGGAGAATTACAGTTTGACATGTGGGATAACAAAATAGAGTTGTCAGATCAATGGGATTGGGATGAATTAAGAAGCAGAATTAAAGAACATGGTGTACGAAATAGTCTTTTAATTGCGCCAATGCCTACAGCATCAACAGCGCAAATTTTAGGAAATAATGAATGTTTTGAACCTTATACATCTAATTTATATAATAGAAGAACTCTTTCTGGAGAATTTACTATTATTAATAAATGGTTAATTCAAGATTTAATGGATATTGACATGTGGAATCAAGAAATGAAAGAAAAAATCATGTATTACAGAGGATCTATTCAAAAAATTGTCAATATTCCAAAAATGATAAAAGACATTTATAAAACCGCATGGGAACTAAAACAAAAGGTATTAATAGATATGGCAATTGATAGAGGTCATTTTATTTGTCAATCTCAAAGTCTTAACATATTCTGTGAAAAAGCTAATTATAATTTACTAACAAATATTCACTTTTATGGGTGGAGTAATGGATTGAAAACAGGTAGTTACTATATTAGAAGCAAACCAGCAATTAATTCTCAGCAATTTACAATTGATCCAACTCTTAAAAAGAAAATTGAGCAAGAAGAGGAAGAAGAATGTTTAATGTGCGGATCATAAAATTTTATAATATATTAAATTTCTTAACATATTATAAAATGAACTATTATAAATTAAGTAATGCATACGAGTATTATTTTGACAATTCTAAAAATATAAATGATACTAATCTTGAAGTATGTAGCACTGATCCAATGACAGGGTTTTATAGAAATGGATATTGCGAAACTGGTCCGACTGATAGTGGAACACATACAGTATGTTCTGAAGTCACTGATGAATTTTTAGAATTTACCAAATCAATGGGTAATGATTTATCAACACCAGGAGGAAGTTCATTTCCAGGATTAAAAAATGGTGATAAATGGTGTCTTTGCGCATTAAGATGGGAACAAGCTAGACAAGCAGGAAAAGCTCCTCCAGTTGTAGCAAATGCTACAAATAAATTAACATATAATATAATAGATCCTATCAACAAAAAGTATTTCAAATAATTTTTTATTTATAACATTAAATATTATAAATAAAATGGAACAAAAAATTGAGGAATGGAATCAAAAACGTGAACAATTAAAACGATTGGAAAAAGAATGTGATAAATATAGAAATGCTATTATTAAATATATGAATACAAATGATGTTGATTTTATAAAAACTAATAAATATAAAGTATCTAGAAAAAATGTTACTCGTGAAGTTATTAGCAAAAAGAAAATGCCTAAAGATTTATGGGATCGATATTCAACAATAACAACTTATGATAAATTATCAGTTACACGAAATCGTAAATAATATATAGCACAAAAACTAAAAAATATTATTATATAATGTGAATAATAATGATATATTAATAAATTATAATAATCAGTGTAATAAAAATTATTTACTATACATTTATCAATTGTATAATAGCCTGCAATTAAATATAAGCCATGAGTATGTATAGTTAATAAATAGATATATATTTTATTTTTATTAAATTCAATTATAAAATAACCTTTTATTAAAATATAGTGTATAAAATTTAAAACAAATATATATAAACTTATATAATACCACGAGTAATTATAATGACAATTTTTTTCAATTATATTGTAATCGTATTTATATAATATATATAATACATTAATTATGTATATCCCTAATAATATTACAAAACCAATCAAACTTATTAATTTAAATTGATCATAAGGGTCAAAATCTTCTTTATTTTCAGATTCAAGTGATGTACTAATACTTTCTTCTGAACTTTCTTGTAAATCATCAATATCAGGTTCATCATCTTCCGTAATCCTACATATAATATCATTGAGGTTTTTTTGAAAATCTATTTTAGGTATTTGAATCGACATTTATAATTAAAAAATATAAATTAAATCATATTATAAATAAATGACATTTGAATTACCTGACGAAGCTCAGCATTATTTATTAGTAGCCGGAGGCTTATCATTATTTGCGTGTGCTTTAACATATTGTGCTTCTAATTGGGATGATCCTCCTTATTGGTGGCCAGAGTATTCACAACCATGTTGTAATTCTGAAGAAGATGAATTAGATAGAGTATAAAGATAAAAATTGTTATTATAAAATGGATTACGCACAGGAAGTAACATTAATATTTATTTTCTTTATGTATAGTTATTTTTGTTTTAAGGTTATATTAGAATTAAATAAAGATCGTAAAAAAAATAATAATCAAAATATCATGGAAGATAAAGAACAAAATAAAAAATTAATACAAAGTGATGAAGTATAAGTAATATTTATTTTATTTATTATTAATAAATAAAATGAGTTATCCTCCACCCCCTATTGCAACACCCGTACCATTTAGTACAGAGCAACCTGAAATGCAAAATATTGTAGTTCCTGTGCCAATTATACCTGATGTATCACGTGATGTTAAATTATTTGTTGATACTCGTTATTATGCGAAAACTATTGAAATATTTACAAAAATAGAAGGATTATGTTTTATTTTATATTTACTAATCTCAGCTAATATAGCATATATATTTCCTATAATATGTTCGGTAATTGGATTTTATGGCGCAACAAAATTTCATAAATTATATATTAACATATACATATTTTATAATATATTATTTTTATTATTGTATAGTGGTATAATTTTATATAATATTAATAATTACGATGATAACTCAGTAGACAATTTTCAAGTAACTCTTATATGTATTAATGCAATAATTTTATTTTGGATTATTAGAATATGCTACAAATTTAATACATGTTTATACGAATTAAATAAAAATAATATGTTACATATGATACGTTTTCAAACGTATGATAATGTAAATGATAATTGTAATTGTAAATATATATTTTAATCATAATTTTCAAGATATAGCCATGTATAAAATACTTTCGCTAGTTCTACTTTATAATGTGTTAATTCATCAATTTTATCTCCTTCAAATTGAAACATATATTCTTTGACGACATCAATTGCTTGAGCACGTATTTCTCTTGGAGTTTTCTTAATTTTCCATGAAACAGAGCAATTTCCAATATCTACATTATATTTTTCATTATTTTCTTTTTTATTAATCAAAATTTCTTGCTCTTTTTTACCAAATTTTTTTACGTAATAAAAATATTTAGTTTTTGTATGAAATACCATTTCATCACTTATTTTATTCTTTCTCATAAAATATTTTAAATTATCAGCAAGTTCTTTTTTTGAAACAGGTCTCTCAGATGGTACATACTGAGAATGAACTATTGAATTTTCTAATATTGGTTCGGTAGACATTTTATAAAAAAAATTATTTTTTTAGATTATAGTAAATAGATAATGAGTTACGAAAAATATGATATAGCATCAGAAGAAATGGAAATTATTGAAAATTATGAAATCCGTAATCAAAATATAAAAAGAAAAGATCAAAGTCCTACTTATTATAAATTAGGACCATTAAAGACATGTGAAAAAATTAAACATCCATACACAATGGGATTTCATGGATATAAAGGAGAAGTTTGTAATCAAGGATTTGTAAATGGCTCTAAAGAAAATAAAAAAGCTCCTAATTGCAAATCATACCCATGGTATTGCACAAAATAAAAATTTAATTTCATTTATATATAATAAATGAAATTAAATAAGAGATTTTTATTACCTTTATCAGTTGTTGGCTACGCATTACCATTTTTTATAAATGATCTTACCGATTTAATCAGTCTCGGACTATGTTATTTTTGGAGTTCATATATAATACTATGGAACTTCCCTAAGATCAGTGCATCTCTTAATTCGCAACCATTATATATAGAAAATTTAAATGAAACTCAATATAAACAATATTATATTTATATTATGAATTTTTGTTCTGCTATTTTAATTGGAATGGTT